GGCCAATCAAACGCTTTGTGTCGCAAAGTGGCTCTGAGGTTCGCATTTTGTATGGCGACCGCCGCACTGGTCACACACTGTCGCTTGGGTATCAAAACATTGACGATGAAACTGTAGAGCAATTTTTTCAGCATTATTACGAACAAAAAGGCACTTACGGAACTTTTGCTTTTAACACGATAGAAAGCACTGTAGGGCAAGGCTGGGAAGGAGAGGCAGACTTTTTTAATGCTGGAGCGGCAGTACAATACAGGTATTCTGGTCCGCCTTCAGTTCAGCAAGTGCGTCCAGGCATCAGCAACATCACTCTCAATTTCGTCGCCGTGGGGGTTAGCTAATGGCAAAGTATTACACAGGGCGCGACGGCAGGCTGCTGATTGACGGGTTAGAGCAAGTCAAGGTAACCAACTGGTCGTTGACTGGTTCGCTTGAGGTGCTTGAAACAACCACGCTAAGCGATGCTCAACGTAGTTACACGCCTGGTGTGCAGGAGTTTAGCGGCACCGCTGGTTTGTTGTATTACAACGACGCGGCGAACCGAAATGACGCGGCGACTGCATTGAAAAAGATTTTCAAGACTAGCGGTGTTGCCAGCACTGACACTGTAGACATGCGTTTGCGTCTTGTCGAAGGCAGCACGAACCATGACGTGCGACTGACGGCTTATATCACCAGCGTGACCTATGGGGCGTCTGTCGGGGAAGTTAGCTCAGCGCAAATCAGTTTCCAAGGCACTGGAGCTTTGACGGAGGCAAGTTTGTAATGGGCGTTTATCTCGGCAATGTTGGAAATGTAGAGTTGATTCGCAAGTCGCTTGAGGGCGTCAAGGAATCAATTGTTAATCCGTCTGACGTTAATGCAACCCGAGATCGGTTCAGCTTTGATTTTGATGAAGGCTATTTAATTAGTGGAGATCTTGTCGAGATTTCAACGACGGATGGAACCACGCTTGATTTTGTTGGTGAAGACATCAGGCTGACAACACAGGCCGGAGATTTGCTGACAACACAGGCCGGAGACGTTCTGATTTCCAATTTGCAGGAGTCAGCGACTGACGGGATGTTCTATGTGTTTGTCGATGACATTGGGGGCGTCAAGCTTTATGACAATTTTGATGACAGCCTTGAAGGGAGCACGTCTGGCTTAGTTGCGTTGAGTGCAATTACTCGTGACATTCCAATCAGTGTCGAAGTAAAAAATCGCGGCGGCAGGCTCTTGGGTTCTGTCCGTGAGTATGAAATCAACACCAGCCGCGAGGTTGTTGATATTACAGCGCTGAGCGATCAGCATCGTCAACAATACAGCAGTTTAATCAGCGGCAGTGGGCGTCTGTCTGCAGAGTGGGACTATCTAAAAGAAGGCGACAAGGAGCCTGTCAATTATTTGATGCAGTTGATTTTGCGGACGGAGATAGGCTCTTCATTTAGAGCTAAGTTCTACGTGAAATATGAAAACACATCGGCGGCTTCTGGTTCGTTTAACGCCGCACAGACGAACGATCAGCTTTGGTGGGAATTCGACGCGATTGTGACTAACAGTGCCGTTTCGTTTGCGCCGTCTGAAGTAATCCTTGGCAACATCGAGTTTGTGGCCACTGGTCCGATCAGGCTCAGGGCAAAAACCACGCCGGTTGAACGTCTCCTTCAAGAAGATGGCAGCCGCGTTCTCCTTGAACAGAGCAGCGACTCCCTGTTGTTAGAGACCGATGAATCACCTTAGAATGGCAACAGCATCCCAGGCAACCAGAGGAGACGCCGATGGCTGACCTTAGAATCAGCGAACTTAACACGCAGGCGGGCTCCAACCTTGCCTCTGGCGATTTTCTAGCGATTGCGGATACCAGCGCAAGTGAGACGCGAAAGATCACTGTTGTTGATTTTGTTGGCAACGGCGTAACGCTCGTTGCAGATGATACGATCCCTAGCGGCAAAATTCTGTTTAACGCAGAAACCGTTCCAGGGACTGCACTAGAGAACCTTGCGGTTGGCACAGATCAAATTGCAGCCGGTGCAGTCACAGCCGCAAAGCTTGCAGACTTTTCCTCTGTAACGCTTGTTTCTAGTCTTCCGGCGTCTGGCGCTTTTCGCGGTCAAATTGCGCTTGATACAAACGATCTGAAAATCTACAGCTGGAACGGCAGCGAATGGCTGCTTGTCAAGGCTGCTAATGGCTGCTTGTCAAGGCTGCTGGCTCGGTGAATTCAATCGTTGGCGGCAGCACTGGCGTTGTAAATATCACGTCTTCGCAGGTTGGCGACACCGTAACGATCAACACTACGCTTGACGACACTGCAGCTGCCGGTCAATTTTTGGCTGGCCCTTCAGGTGCTGCGGGTGCTGTTGCGTATCGCGGCATTGAATCAACTGACTTGCCCACGGCTACTACAACAGCAAAAGGCGCTGTTTTGGTGAATGGCGAGGGCTTGACTCTCAACGGCGACAAAATCGAAATTGACAACACCATCACACCTAGCAGCGCTGAGTTTCACGTTGTTGAGTATGACGAAAAAGGTCTGGTCACTTCTGGTCGTCTTGTAAGCGGCAGCGACATCCCTGCGGCCCAGTCTTCAACTAAGGGTGCGGTGTTCCCTGGATCGGGTCTCACTGTCCTCAGCACTGGCGAGCTTAACCACACAAACAGTGTCACAGCCGGAACCTATGGCAAGGTCACTGTTGATGCCCAAGGACATGTCAGTGCTGGTCTTGATCTTGAGGCGGCTGACATTCCAGATCTTGACACGTCCAAGCTTACGTCTGGCGGATTGGTAACAGACCGAATTGCAGATGATGCAGTTACCGGCGCAAAGATTGCAAATTCATCCGTCACTTTATTTGGTGGCGCTAGCGACACTGAAGGCGTCGTCACTTTCCCAACCGCTGAATTTACCGGCCAGTATTTCTTCGACTCTATCAATGGTGACCTTTACCTGTGGGACGGTAATGCATGGCAGGCAATCACCATCACTGCGGGTGAGATTATCTTCGCTGGTACGTTTGACGCAAGCGCTGGCGCAACCGGCGAAGTTGCCACTGTTACGACTGCAGGAACAGCAATTGGTTTAACCGCTGGGGCTGAACTGCCAGCCGCAAGCGAGACCAATAAGCGATATTACCTAGTCGTTAGTGTTGGAGGCACCCCTAGCAGCGGCAACGCGCCAAACAGTGCCTTGGCGGCACCTGACATGCTGCTGTCCAATGGAACGAGTTGGGAAGAAATTGATGTCTCCACGTCAGTGACTGGCGCGACTCAAGCGCAAAACATTACGTTTACTGCGGCTGGCAACATCTCATCGACAAATGTTCAAACCGCAATTGAAGAGCTTGACTCTGAAAAGATTGGTGCAGGCGGTGCAACGATTACTGGCGAATTGTTGATTGGCACGGCTGGATCGTTTGCTTTTGAAGGGGCCACTGATAACGCCTACGAGATTTATCTAGCAGCGGCGGATGCTACTGCAGATCGAACCATCACGCTGCCTGATGTCACCGGAACAGTAATTACAACTGGCGACACCGGAACGGTCACTAATGCAATGCTTGCTGGCAGTATTGCCTTTAGCAAACTCGCGACGGTTACTAGCGGCAACATCATCGTTGGCAACTCAAGCAATCAAGCGGCATCTGTTGCTGTAACTGGTGACATTACGATCAGCAATGCCGGTGTTGTTGATATCGCTGCTGGTGCCATTGTCAACGCTGACATTAGCTCAAGTGCTGATATCGCTTTTAGTAAGCTTGCAACGCTGACAAGCGGTTCAATCATTGTTGGCAACAGCAGTAATGATGCCGCTGCGGTTGCGATGACAGGCGACGTCACGATCAGCAACACTGGTGTTACAAGCATTGCATCTGGTGCGATTGTTAATGCAGATGTAAGCGCAAGCGCTGAAATTGCTGTTAGCAAGCTTGCCGATGGTGCTGCTAGGCAACTGCTGCAAACCGACTCGGCTGGTACGGGCGTTGAATGGGCCAGCAATATAGACATCCCTGGCACGTTGGACGTTACTGGCGTTGGCACGTTTGATGCCGCTACCCGTGGCGCGATTGGTGCGCTGACGGATGCTGCAACGATCACACCAGATTTCAGCGCAGCGAATCACTTCAGCGTGACGCTTGCTGGCAACCGCACATTGGCGAACCCAACCAACATCGTGGCCGGTCAGTCTGGCGTAATTTTTGTCACGCAAGACAGCACAGGATCACGTACGTTGAGTTACGGTTCAAACTGGGAGTTTTCTTCTGGCACAGCACCTACACTGACAACGACTGCTGGTGCAGTTGATGCAGTCTGTTATGTCGTGAAATCTAGCACTTCAATTTTCGCATCTCTCCTTGCTGACGTACAATGATTCCTGGCAGCGCTAGTCCTTTTTTAGTTTCAGTTGCCAGCGGCAACGGCTTGACGATTGGTCAATCGTATCAGGGCGGATATTACGCGGGCACTATTACTTACAACACAAACGGGCAAGATTCTTGGCTGCGTGGGTCAAGTACGCCGTCTTATCATCTTGTAGTGGCGCCCAAGACGTCCGGTGAGGCGTCAACTGTTTTGCAGTACAAAACAACGGCAACATGCGACGGTGCTGAATCCAATCAAACCAGCGCTCAATCATATTGGGATGGGTATCATAATACTTATACATCTGTGATTGGCAGCAGCTCTGCGCATCCAGCCGCTAATTATTGCCAAGGTTTAAGTATAGGGGGTTACACGGATTGGTATTTGCCTGCAGTTTTTGAAACGCAGGTGGCTTTTGGCAATCTAGATGGATTGCCATTGTGGTCATCGGGCGGAAGCGAAGAATTTAAGCGATCTGGATCTAGTTGGTATAATTTGGGTTTGTATTGGAGTTCAACAGGCGATGGCTGTGAAAACACAGGCACCTTGAGCACTGCTAATGCGTTTTATGTTGATGGCAACCCTGTTTATGGATTTTACAAGACAGAAACCTTTTGGGTCCGCGCTATTCGGCGCGTGGCCGTTTAACTTCACGGAGGCACCATGTTCAAGTACATCAGCGACGGCGAATTGATCCCAGCAGGTCGGCCCTTCACTGACCGTGATGGCATCAAGCGTCCAGCAAATTGGCTGGAGCGTGCATTGCCGTGGGAGCTTGAAGCAGCTGGCATCAAAAAATACGACGACCCAGAGCCAATCGATTATCGA